TAAACTATTTAATGCGATTGACAATTTTCCATGTATTAAAAAAAAGTCGGATTGGGCTCAAAAATGGATTCATGACAACCGCAGTAGTTTCGCAACCAGATTAGTGGCGTTTGCGTGTGTAGAGGGGATTTTTTTCAGTGGTGCGTTTTGTAGTATTTATTGGTTAAAGAAGCGCGGATTAATGCCTGGACTCACATTTTCAAACGAATTGATCTCGCGCGATGAAGCGCTTCACTGCGAATTTGCCATTCTTTTGTATAGTAAATTAGTCAAAAAAATTGACAAGGTTCGCATTCATGAAATTATTAAAGAGGCCGTCGAAATAGAAACGGAATTTATTTGTGAAGCCTTACCGTGTAAACTTATTGGTATGAATTCGCAAATGATGACACAATATATACACTTTGTGGCGGATCGATTATGTGTTCAATTGGGTTATAAGAAGATCTTTAATGATGCCAATCCGTTTAGTTGGATGGAACTTATAAGCTTGGAAGGTAAGACAAATATGTTCGAGAAAAAAATAGCAGAATATAGTTTAGCAAACAAAACGGTTTCAAAAGATACCTTTGATTTATCGGAAGATTTTTAATTTTCAAGGAACGAAAAGAAGAAGAAGAAGAAGAAGAAAAGAATAAGAACGAGAAGAAAAGAAGAAAAGAAGAAAAGAAGAAAAGAAAAGAAGAAGAAGGAAGAAAATAATATAAATAAAACACAGAATATATATAAATGCTAACGTGTAATTTAATGGGTGGATTGGGGAACCAATTATTCCAAATTTTTACTACAATTACTTGCGCGATTAAAAGTAAACAAAAGTTTCAGTTTTTGGCAGCAGACACCTTGGGTGAAGGTAGCACTACAAAACGACCCACTTATTGGAATAATTTTCTTTGTAGTCTAAGATATACACTAATAAATATTTTACCTCCGGTTCACGTAATTAGAGAGAATGGCTTCCCTTATAATGAAATTTCCACCTCAGATTTGGTAAATAAAAACATTCTATTATTTGGCTATTACCAAAGTTATAAATATTTCAAAGAACATTATGATACTATTTCTAGACTGATAAAGTTGAAAGAGTCGAAGGAAGCATTGTTAAAATCGTGTGAAATAGATGAAGAATATTTAAACAATACAATTAGTCTTCATTTTAGATTGGGTGATTACAAAAAAATCCAACATTTTCATCCGTTAATGAAATATGAATATTATAAGAAATCTTTGGAACATATTCGATTAAAAACAACGTCAGATTCAGGTTCAAATTCAAATAAAAACTACAATATTTTATTTTTTTGTGAAGATGAAGACCTCGCGGATGTCAATGTCACCATTAATAAACTGAGCTCCGATTTTCATAATTATACTTTTACTAGAGGTCAAAATACGCTACAAGATTGGGAGCAAATGTTGCTAATGAGCTGTTGTCATCATAATGTAATTGCGAATAGTTCGTTTAGTTGGTGGGCTGCGTATTTTAACGCAAATACAGATAAAATAGTATGCTATCCATCGATATGGTTTGGACCATCCGCAAACAATGATACGCGCGATTTATGCCCTCCTGAATGGTCTCGGATTATGTGTGATTAAAATAGGGATTTCGATTATTATATCCGAAGATCTATGTTGTGTTTATTGACAACATGCTTTATATTTTGATTATTAGGAGCAGGTGCAGGATCCGGATTTGGAATAGGCGCCTGTTTTAAATTCGCGTATTTTTTTAATAAACCTTCCACCAAATTGTGGTTTCCTTTGGCATTAAACGCAGAACTACTATGTATTCTATGTTTTACCAATATTTCTTGACAATTATAAAATTTTTTACCCATTTGCCTAAGTCTTAACCACATATCATAATCTTCGACTCCATCATGTTTATTATTCCAAAAGCACAATTCTTTTCTTGTAACTGAACTGGAATTAATAATCGGATTTACCGTTGTAAAATCGAATTGACTAATATCTCCTGTAGGTATTGTAGGAACGATACCAGGTCTATCGCCAAACCACACACATCTTGTTCCAATTACATCATAATTATTAATATGGGCTGATTGATATTTCAATTTCTCTTTATGCCAAATATCATCAACATCTAATATGGCAACATAATCATGGGAACAATATTGAATCATTTCATTTAAAGTTTTTGATTTGCCTTTTATATTATAAAAATCGAATACTTTTATTTTTCCAATTTCACATCTAGTTTCATATTCCTTGGCTATTTTATATACATCCGAATTTTGCGGATGACCATTTATGCCAATCAATAGCTCCCATTTATCATAACTTTGTTCTATAATAGAAGAAACCGATTCTTCTATAAATTCAATACCATTATATATGGGAACCAAAACACTTATCATTAATTAATATACTTGGAGAAAAAGTATATTCATTTTAAACAAAATACAAATCAATATAATATTCTCTGAAACATAAACCAATTATCAAAGTTTGGTTGATTCTCTCTAAATAAAACAAACTTTTCTTGTCCAGAGAGAATACAATCGACCAAAATGATTTGATCATCTTTTACCAAATATTTATTTTTAAAATACAGCTGTAATTTATTTTCAAATGTTTTGGACCACCATTCAATATTATCTTTATATAAAATAAAAAAACCACCAGCAATAGAATTTTGGTGTGCCGGTATAGGTGTATCTGGTAATCCCTTACGGTTTTTATTATTCACTATTTTATGTAAATAACTCATATAACCATCGTCATTATTTATACAAGCATACATTACTTTTGTTTTGTCTAGTTTCCAAATTTTATCATGATTTGCCCAATTGGATAGTTGATTGGTATGTAAGTCGCCTGGTCTATTTCGAAAATAACCAATATCACACCATCCATAAAAATCGGTTTCAAAATATTTTTTCTGAATGGTTTCATTTACAAACCAAATTTTTTCAGACCATAACATATTTACTTGCCATTCCACTTTGTCATTTAATAAACTATTTTTTTTGTGATTTTCGATCCAATCATTTTTATATTTATACATGTAAAAACTCTCGAATGGGCGAATAATGAGTTTTATTTTTGGATTCCCAGTTGTATTTATATTCGTATTCTTATTAATAAATTGGCTAGTTTGTTCGTCTGTATAAATTACCAAGTTAAAATTATTTACGATAGATAGAAAATTATTCATCCATTCAGTATACGTTTTTGGATCGAATTTAGATTTTATAATATAGAAACAACTGGAAAATGTTATACTCATTCAATAATAATAATAATAATATAGTTTGGGTTTATATTATTATTTTTGTTTTAGTATTTTTGTTTTAGTATTTTTGTTTTATTTACGAATGTAAAAAGCATCTCCCCATTTATAATCACCACACCATTTTGTTTCAACTCGGTGCAATCCAAACTTCAACAAATATTCGTCTAACTCACTAATTAAAGCACATTCTTTATAAACATAATCTGAATTAACTTCTGTATACACGTAATCTACTTTATGTAAATATTCTTCCATACCCTTCAACGCCTTCAATTCCGCACCTTGAATATCCAAATTTAAAAAATTATAGTCAATGTCATATTTACAAATAATATCTTTTAATAATTTAGTTTCCCCTTCAAAACAAGTTACATAATGAACGTGAGGATGAAAATGTGAATGTAGTCCAAACTCTAACATAGATGAAGATTGTCCATTATTGGAAACATTAAATTTCACTGTTTCTATTTTATCTGAAACTATTGCGTTTTCTATCAATAAATTTTCAAACTTATTTTTACAAAACGCAACTTTTCCTGGTAAGGCTTCTACCCACAAAATTTGATTTCTTTGTAAATATCTTTCATAATCTGCCAATTCTTCGCATTCGTGAGCACCGATATGTAATACTCCTTTAAAATGAATTCTGTATTTATTTACCAAATCGTGTAATGGGATAAGCATTTACATTAATATTTATTTTCTTTTTAAATAATATTTTCTTTTTAGTATTATTCAAATCAAATTATTATATTTATTATGAACTATATCATTAAAATGTTTAAAATTATTACACGTTTGAGTGTATATGCTTCCATCATGAACAACATGTTGATATTCTAAATTTGATACAACGTGCATATGTAAGTCTAATTGTTCAAACAATAAAGTATTAAAATATATAACATCACATGCGGATGATTGATGTATATTATTCTTTTCAGATGATAAATTTAAATTTAATATTAAATTTTTATTAATTACATAGTTTCCAGTATTCATTAATACAATTGAAGGAGTATTATGTGGGTTTTTATATATTGCTTCAAAATTTTTATTTTCATTAAAACTACCTTTTTTATAAATAATCCCAGACAAATGCGAATAATCAAAATTTGGTAATGCTTTACTTGGGGCTAGAATTATATTTTTTTGATCTCCAATAACTTCTTCGATGTATTTTTTTGCTGTTAAAAAATATTCCTTTTCCGCAAAATTATCGGAATCCATTAACACAATCCATTCATTTTTAGCCGCCGAACAAGCACTCCGTTTATTTAAAAACGGTCCTAACCTTGATGCGTTTTTAAATAGTCTTAATTTACTATTATTAGGAAAAAATCTTTCTATTTTTTCTATATCATTTCCATTTTCATCTGTTATTATAATTTCATCAATATATTCATTTTCTAAATATTTAATTAAATATCTTGATAAGAAATTATCAAATCTATCCATTGTTGGAATACACAAACTAAACATAATGTATTTAAATAAAATAAAACTCCTTTATTAACTAATTAAACGTTATATCCTTTGTTTTTTTATAAGTATGCCATTCACATTTATCAAAAAAATTTCTCCAATATATATAAGTTTCATAATCATCTGGAGTTCCCCAACAAATATAATTTTTAACTTCAAAAACCTTTACTTTTAAACCCATTTTAATATTTTGATTGATTACATCATCTACATAAAATTCATTGTTACTTCTAATATTATTTTTGTAATTTTCATTAAGACCATCCATAAAATATTTTGCTTTTCTAAAAAACATGGTTCCAATTATTACATGGCTTGTTTTTATATTATGTTTATTTTTATCAAATTTTTTACATGAGACGCTAATTATATTATCATTTTCATCAACTTCCATCCAAGCATACATATTCGGATTATTTTTACTTGTTGGATTATTTCTAAAACTCCACACAATTATATCATTGCTTTCATCATCAATGAGTTCTTGGTATTTTGTAACATCATAATACACACCATTATCACATGCGCTGATTAATATTGGATCATTCACATTTAAAGTTGCTCTATTTATCCCTATTTCACACGTACAACCTTGCCCTTCTGTTATATTATTTATTCCATAAATATTTGTATTTTTATAATGTTCACTAATAATATCATTTAAACAATAACTATCTATATGACTTTGTAAACATATAAATATTTTATTAGTTGTATCAGGTAAACAATTCACTGCTTGTATAACCATCGGTAAACCATTTACATCAATTAAAGGTTTGGGATTAGCATAGCATTTTATAGAAAATCTACTACCAGCACCGGCCATAGGTAACACTAATGTCGTATTTAATCGATCAATAAATTTTTCCTGATTATTAATTATATTATTAAAATAATTTGACCAACCATTATAAATTTCTAAATCATAAGGTGTTCCCCACTGTAACATATGTTCAATTTCAAATATACTTACAGTTAACCCTTCTTCTACCAATAAATTGTAAACCATACTTACATAATATTCATTTTTAACTTTCATTTTTCTATCCATAAGCATATTAAAATATTTTTTCATAATAGCTCCGGTTTTAAAATAATATGTACCATTTGAAGCATATTCTGACATTCTATCCTCTGTAAAAGGGGTCTTTTCTTGTATAGCTACCATCCATCTCAACCCTTTTTCGATTTCCTTCAAAAACGCATAATTATCTGTTCCAAGCATATGTGGATGAAATCCTTTGTAACAAGCAATTGCGCCATCTGCGTTTCTTGAACGAGTATCTTCTAAAAAATTATCGTAGTTCCAATATGTCCCATAATCACAATAACTTATTATAACTTCTTTATTATCATCAATTTGATCATAAATTAAAGAAACCGCATGAACTGGACCTTCTCTTCCTTCAACAGGAACCTCCATTATTTTACTATGTGGACATATATCTAAAAGAATATTTCTCATATCAGTTTCTTGTAAATGTTTATTATTACATATGAAGGTAACATTTGTCTCATTTGGAAATAAATTTACAACATGTTCAATTATTGGCTTACCATCCACTGGAATAAGTGGCTTTGGGTGATTGTACCCTGCATCAATAAAACGTTGACCCAACCCAGACATAGGAATAATTAATTGGACATCCTTTTTATCTTCCCATTTTTCAATATTGTAAGATTTTGTACATATCATATCCATTATTATATTTTCTTTATTGAAAAAGTCTTTATATTCTTTAATTTTATCAGACTGGTTTTGTAATTCCGGAGAAACAAAACACAATTTAAACCCAGCTTCTTTTAGAATTATATAATTATCATGGGTTAAAGGCAATTTTGTAAAACAATCAACCCAAACCCAGTCTACCTTTCCTTTCATATTTAAAATAGTATCTATTCCTTCAAATTCTGAAAAACGTATAGCTATATTTTGGATGCCTTCGTTGCTTAATTTATATATCATAGGAAACGATGAATCCAGAAAAAAATAATTCGTTATTTTATATTTGTTTAATAAATCTAATACCTTATATTCAATTCTCTCACTTTTAATATTTAATATTATAAAAGCATGATTATAATATTGTAAAAAATCGGAAAATAATTCACCATCTATAAAAGGATCGTGAGCAATGTATATATCACCATTTAAATTATCGCGCAAATCTATTTCTATTCCGTAGAAAATAGGAATATTTACGAGTTCGGCAATAGTATTTATGCGGTGACAACAATAAAGCATATTATAAATAAAATACACCAAATTTATTTATGTTATTTATTATTCTTAATTTAAATATTTTAATTATAATAATAAATAACGTATGAATATTACTTCTTTTAAAGAGCATTATATTTATAAAAATATATTTTCGTCTGATGAAAATGGTCGCAAAATTGATTTGTATAAATTTGAAAATTGTATTTTCACTGGAGTAAATTTATATTATCCAAATGTGCTAATAAAAACGCAGGATAAATTATTTTTACCCTTATTGGAAAGAACAATGTCACTTAAAATGGGGACTGTATATGAAAAATATAATATGGAATTTAATTTTTGTAAAAAAGATTGTAGCAATATTTGTAATATTCCACTATTTTTCTTCATATATAACACTGATAATTATTTCCATTTTCTGTATGATTCATTACCTTATTTAATATCTTATTTACATTTAAAAAATGATATTCCAGATTTAAAACTGTTAATGCAATATCCAAATGATCAAAAAAACGGTTTTTATCCTTTTATAAATGAATTTTTAGAAATTTTAAATATTTTTAAAGAAGACATTATTTTGGTCGATGAAAACACCTTATATTCGGAAATATATGTGTCTACCTCTTATACGCATGATATTGATTCAAATCTTCCGCCAAGAAAAGAAATATACGAGTTTTATCAAAATATCGTTTCAATAGTCAAAAACAAATATAACGAAAATGTATTTACCCCACAAAAAATTTATGTTTCTAGAAGAACTTGGCTGCATAATGATTTTAGCAATATAGGCACAAATTATACTACACGTAGAAGATTGGTAAATGAAGATGAATTAGTTGAAACCCTAAATCGAGAAGGGTTTTCTGAGATTTTTACCGAAAACTTCAGCACAATTGACAAAATATTGTATTTTTCTAACGCAACCCATGTTGTAGGTGCGATTGGCGGAGGTATATCAAATGTATTATTTTCCCCAAAAACAACAAAATTGGAAGCACTCGTTTCACCAACTTTTTTGGATGTTAATCCCAGATTTAAATATAGCTTAGATTGTGTTGATGTAAATTACAATTTTAATACAGAACATCTTGAAAAAACTGAATTTAAAACATATATGAGAG